TGACCTCAACATTGCTTTGACTAAAAATCCCTTTACAAAAGACGTTTACAGCGTGAAAAACGACAACGCTATTAAGCAAGCAGTTAAAAACTTGGTTCTTACCGTTCCTGGTGAGAAACCATTTCAACCTCTTGTAGGTTCAAGAGTAATGGAGTTACTTTTTGAACCATTAGATGCATTTACCGCAGATGCAATTAAGCAAGAGATCATAAATACCATTACACAGTATGAACCCAGAGTAAATCTTACTAAGGTAGACGTTACACCGATCTATGCTAACAACAAGATCAATATAACGGTAGAATATCAAATTGTTGGATTGCCTATTGTTGAATCGATATCCTTTGTCTTACAGAGACCCGAATAATGCAACCGAATAATCTAACAGCACTAGACTTTGAAGATGTCAAAGCAAGTATTAAGTCATACTTAAGAACTCGCTCCGAGTTCACGGATTATGACTTCGATGGTTCTGCGTTATCCTATATGGTGGACGCACTTGCCTATAATACCTATTATTCTGCATTCAATGCTAACATGGCGTTGAATGAAGCGTTTTTACCGTCTTCTACTGTTAGAGACAACGTAGTTAATATTGCAAAGTTGATGAACTACACTCCTAGGAGTCGTATTTCATCTAGAGCGTCTGTAAAAATTGATGTACAGACAGATCAAGCAAATGGAGTGTATCCAAGTAGTGTTACTATTAAAAAAGGTCCTATTGCGACTGGTGGTAACTTCGTTTGGAACATTTTAAGAGATACTACTGCTGAAGTTAGTCCTACTACTGGTATTGCTACTTTTCCTGAGATTTGCATCTATGAAGGACAGATCGTAAACTTCCAATACATTGTTAATACCTTTGCTAGACAAACTTATACCATTCCTTCTGCAGAAGCAGACCTTGCAACACTTAGAGTTAGTGTAAAGGCAAACGAGACTGCTACCGCATCAGATATTTACAACCAAGTAGACACTGTTACTGGTTTGACCGCAACTACCCGCGCATACTTCCTTAATGAAGGTGAGGATATGCGTTTTGAGGTTAGGTTTGGTGATGATAGTGTTGGTAGAGCATTAAAAGACGGAGAAGTTGTACAATTAGAGTATTTGGTAACCTCTGGTAGGGATGCAAACGAAGTTAAGGCATTTAACTACATTGGAACTACTGTAGACTCCTTAGCAAATAATATTCCTCCTTCTGGTGTAACTCTTACCGTATTACATCGTTCTCAAATGGGAACTGATGCGGAAAGTATCGAATCTATCAAATATAACGCGCCTAGGTTCTACGCTTCTCAATATAGAGCAGTAACAGCACAGGATTATGCTTTGATCACTCAAAGAATCTATGATAACGCAGATTCTGTTGTTGCATACGGTGGAGACAGTTTAAATCCTCCGATTTACGGAAAAGTCTTTATTGCAATCAAAACAAAGACTGGATCCCTTCTAAATGACGCTACAAAGAAGGAAATCGCTGCTGACCTTAGGAAGTATGCTATGGCATCGATTGACCCTGTTGTAGTCGATCCTGATAACGTATACATCTATACAAAAGTCTTTGCTCTATACGATACTGGAGCAGGAAGTAGTTCTTCACAAATTAAGACAGATATTCAGAACGGAATCAATGATTGGGCGACTCAAACTCAAATCAATAACTTTAACTCAACGTTTAGAGGTTCCGCATACGAAAAAGCAATTTCTCTTTCTAATAATGCTATTACTGACGTTTCACTTCAAACAACTACTCTAAAATACATTTTACCTAATAGTAATCAGACTAATACTTACTGTATCAGCACTGGTAGCGGACTTTACAACTCTGCACCTTCTAAAGACGGTGATGATGGCACATGTAAGAAAGAACCTGTATTACTATCAGGATCATTCAGAACTGCAGACCGTCCTGGTGTAGATCAGCAGTTTGAAGACGATGGATATGGAAATCTACGCATATTCTACAATACAGGTACTAAAAAGGTATATACGAACAACTCAATCGGTACAGTCAACTATGACACTGGTGAAATCTGTTTTGGACCAGTAAATGTGATTAGTACAGGAACAAACGTGCCATCTAACTCTGCAGTTAACATTACAGACTCTGTAACTGGTGCAGGTAGTGTTACGGATCCGTCACTTCTTCCAGGAGATCTTAAAATTCCTGTTGTGACGATTCCTGCTAACAGTGGTACTATTCCTGCTTCCACACCTGGAACCATCATTAATATTATTGCTCCTGAGGTTACAGTCGCTCCGATTGGTACGACGCCACCTGCCTCTGTCCCTCTAAATAGTTTGACACCAACGATATTTGACGACACACCGACGACGGTGGAAGTTGCACCTATTGATAACAGTGGTGGTCTAAACACATCAACCTGTTTTAGTTAAAGCGTAGATGAACAACATTAATAAGGTTTCCCAGTCGATTGAGTCCCAATCACCCGACTTTATCGGGCAGGAATACCCCCTGTTCAATAAGTTTCTTGAGTACTACTATAAGTCACAAGAAAAGACTGGTTTAGGGCAAAATATTCTTAATAACTTTCTTGGATATCTTGATATCGATAAACTCGATATTGGAATCTTGGATGGTTCGACTACGCTTGTAGAACCTATTACAAACAGTTCAGATAAGATTGTTGTTGAAAGTATCAACCCTTTCTTAGAATCTAATGGTTCTATTCTGATTGGTGATGAAGTCATATATTACGAGGGTGTTGATAAGTCTCCAGAAATTGCACTTTCTCCTGGTATTTCCTACGAACAGGTAAAACTTAAGTGGACCACTCTTGCTAGTCTACTCAATACTTTTGACGGTACTACTACTCTATTTCCTCTAAAATCACAAGATAGTCCGATTGCTCCCCCTTCAGCACAGCATCTGATTGTTTCTTTGTATGGTAAGATTTTAATTCCTAATATCGATTATACGATCAGCGGATCAAACATCTCATTCACTACTGCTCCTAGAACCAAGATTCCTGCTGACGATGCAGGTTCAACTTATATCTACTATCTCAGCGGTTTTATTGAGAACACCATTTATGGATTGGATAATCTTTCTGGTGCTTTTGGGGATGGTAAAAAGCAATTTAGTCTAACTCGTAACGGTGCTAGGTATGAACCCGAAGTTGAAGAATATTTAAACGTAATTTACGATAATCGCCTTTTAGTTCCAAAAGTTGATTACTTCTTAGACAAAGATCAATTTATTTTTAAAGAAGCACCTTTGAATGGTCGTTTCTTATCAGTTCATTCGATTGAGGCACCTATTCCTTCCTTTGGTGCAGGTGCAGTTGGTTTTGCTCGTATTAATGACACTGGACTTTTAACAAGCGTCTCTTCTAGTGCTATTGGTACTGGATATCGTTTCGAGTATCCTCCTCAAGTCAGAATTAACTCTGAAGAGGGTTCTGGTGGTGCTGCAACTGCCCTTGTCAATGGTTTAAAGGCAATCACCCTACTTGAGGGTGGAAGAGGTTACAGCACGACTAATCCTCCTGTTGTACAAGTACAATCACCAACTAAAACTGGTTCTAGTCAAGCAACTATTACAGCAACTGTTACTGGTGGTGCAGTTACTGGATTGGATATTACTAACTCTGGTTCTGGATATACTTTTACTCCTAGAATTACTTTTGTTCAACCAGGTGGTGCAAAACTAGGTGCACCTGTAATTACTAATGGTCAAGTTACCTCTATTCCTGTTACTGACGGAGGTTTTGGATATACTACTGCTCCTACGGTTTATATTGATGATCCAACTGGTGATAACGCAATCAAGGCAGCATTAAGAGCAAATCTTGCTGATGGCAAGGTTACCAGCATTACAATTTTGAATGCAGGACAAGGATATCATGATGGTGCTCATCAAGGACATGGTGGCGGTGCTGCACCTAGGGTTGCTATTATTGATCCTGTAGGTGCACAGGTATTAGAAACTGTAGTTGATGGTGATGGGCGTGTTATCAGAATTGACTTACTTAATGGTGGTAGCGGATTTGATGATGTTCCCTCTGTTTACATTGTAGATAATAGAACTAACGGTGGTACTGGCGCAACTGCTGTTGCTTCTATTTTCAATGGTCAGATTACTGATATTAATATTACAAACTTTGGTAGCGGATATTCTGCTGCTAATCCTCCTGAGATTGTAATTCAAGCACCTCCTCAAGCAAAAGCATCTGCAGAGATTGGTCTGAATGAAGTTACTGGTTTCGTAGTCACTGAATCAGGTAAAGGATACAGTAAAGCAGCATTTACTGGATGTGCAAGAGCAGCATCTGGTATTGTCAAGTATACTGAAACTGGTAATGCAGTATTCAGTAATAACACTACTGCTGCAGCAGCATCTATTGGTGCTTCAGTTAAATGTTTGGATGCACTCTTTGTTAAGAGACTTTTAGACAAATACACTGAGCAATTCTTACCAGACGTTCCAGAACTTGACTATTCAAAGATCGATGTTCGTACAGCGATCAAAACTATTAAAGATTTTTACTCTTCAAAGGGTACTTCGTTTAGTATCGCATATCTGTTCAAGTTACTGTACGGTGAAACTGTTACAGTTACATATCCTAAAGACCAAATCATAAAGCCCTCTGCAGCAACTTGGTCTATTGATACTATTCTTCGTGCAACTCTAGTAAGTGGTAATCCTGATAACATTAGAGATGGTCTGTTAACTCAAGAAGCATCTATTGCTGATCCTAATGTAACTAATGCAAGTGCACTAGTTGAAAACTATATTTCTATCAAAACTTCTGATGTAGAGATTTTTGAACTCGTTCTCTCTGAAGAAACTATTGTTGGGACGTTTACCGTACCATATAAGACAAAACTTGCCGAACCTCTTAATACAACCGATTCAATCATTACGGTTGACTCTACTATTGGTTGGCCAGAAAGGAACGGTGAGTTTGTTATTGGTTCGGGTGCTACCACTGAAGTTGTTCAATATAAAGAGAAATCACTCAACCAGTTTATTGAATGTACTCGTTCAGTAAATGG